AGTCATCTTCTGAGCAAGCAAGGAATTATCAACAGGTTGAGAACCCTGTCCTGATGTCATAGCAGGACTGGCAGCGGATTGACCAGTAACACCACCGTAAGCAAGATCAGGATTCATACCTGCTGCTTTCAGGCGAGCACGATAAGCAGCAGGTGAATTGTAAGAATTCTCTCTATTCCATTGGTCAATATTCCACTGATTCTGCATCTTAGCTAAGTTAAGATTCCATTCACGGTTCTCCGCTTGTGACTCCTTATTAGCATTAATAGCATTCTGAGTGTTAGCATTCTGAGCTAATGCACCAATGGCAGAGGATATAAAATTCCACATTAATCTTTAACAGGGTGCGCTTTTTTATCCGCTTTTTGCGCCTTCAAGATTCTACCTTGACAATCACGGGACAATTCCCACATAGAACACATATCAGCATCTCTACGAAAAATAGGATCGATAGACCAATCAGTCGGAGAAGAAGTAGAACCATCGAGGAATGATTTCTCATTCGGCAGACTAACTGCGATACCTCGATCGGTAAGTTCCTGAACTTGCTTAGGCGTCATAGCGAGACCCGGTTTAGTAACCAACTCTAAACTATCAACGACCTTACAATTAACAGGATTCAACTGAGCAATAAGTTTTCTCTTTGCCATAATACAATTAAATTAAGGTGTTTTTTAAATTTCCGCTTCGCTCACGACTCTCCGAGGGCGAACAACGTTGTTCGATCCCGCAAGCTATCGTTAGCTTGACCACGGAAGAGTAATTTTAGA